TATGCATTTCCTTATTGGTATCTGTGCTTACATGGGTAGACAATGGGAATTATCTTATCGTTTAGGAATGAGGCCTTGGATCTGTGTTGCTTACTCTGCACCCGTCTCAGCCGCCTTTGCGATCTTCCTCATTTATCCTTTCGGACAAGGAAGTTTCTCTGACGGTATGCCGCTTGGGATATCGGGAACGTTCAACTTTATGTTTGTCTTTCAGGCGGAACATAATATCCTTATGCATCCTTTCCATATGTTGGGAGTTATCGGGATGTTTGGAGGTTCTCTCTTCTCTGCTATGCATGGTTCCTTGGTTACCTCGTCACTCATCAGAGAGACAACAGAGGTTGAGTCACAGAACTATGGATACAAATTCGGACAAGAGGAAGAAACCTATAACATCGTTGCAGCTCATGGCTACTTCGGTAGGTTAATCTTCCAGTACGCATCCTTTAATAATAGTCGAAGTCTTCACTTCTTCTTAGCAACATTCCCAGTTGTTTGTGTATGGTTTACCTCAATGGGTATCTGTACCATGGCATTCAACCTGAATGGATTTAACTTCAACCAGTCTATTATAGACTCTACTGGTAGGGTAGTTCCAACATGGGCAGACGTGCTCAACAGGGCTAACCTAGGTATGGAAGTTATGCATGAAAGGAACGCTCACAACTTCCCACTAGACTTGGCTGCAGCTGAGACTACTGAAGTTGCTCTCCTTGCTCCTGCTATAGGATAATGGAACTCTTCCTTATTCTAGCTGCCATAGGTGGCAGTGCATATGGGGCTTATAGGATGACCCCAAAACAATAACTGTCATAAGCCCCCTTCACAGGGGGTTTTTTATTGTTATACTAAGAGGGAGACCTTCTTTTTTATTGTGGAAACACGTAAATGTTCAAAATGTGGAGAAGTTTTACCATTAACTGAAGAATATTTTGGTAGAAATCAATCCACAAATACAGGAGGAGATAAGTATTTCCGTCCTGAGTGTAAGAAATGCACATCAAAAGCAAGTAAAGGTAAGAATAAAGCATATAAACGTGCAGGTAAACCAGAGTATCCAAAATTAGGGACACCATGTTATAATTGTGGTAAGACTGATAAGAAATTAGTGTTTGATCATTGTCATAAAACATTAGAACATCGTGGATGGTTATGTGATAATTGTAATAGAAGTATTGGTATGTTAGGCGATGATATACCATCATTAAAACGTGCTATTAAGTATTTGGAAGAGGGTAATCAACATGGTTGAGTTGTATTGTGGTGATTGTTTAGTTGAGATGGATAAGATTGGAGATCAATCTGTTGATCTGATTCTTTGTGATCTTCCTTATGGTACAACAGATAGAAAAGGTATAGAAATTAAGGGTGATAATAGAGTATTATCATGGGATACTATTATTCCACTTGATAAGTTATGGGAACAATATAGAAGAGTTCTTAAATCAAATGGCACTATAGTTTTAACAGCAGATCAACCATTTACTAGTCAATTGGTAATGAGTAATATTGAATGGTTTAAATATGAATGGATATGGATGAAGAAGAAAACTACAGGTTTCTTACATGCAAATGCTAGACCTATGAAACAAACAGAGGATATATTAGTATTTTCTTCTCTTGGTGCTAGTGGTGGATCAGTTAAAGTAAATAAAAATATGAAATATAATCCACAAGGATTGATTAAGAAGAAAGTTAAGAGAAAGAATAGTGCAAAGCGTCTGGGTAAATTCTTACATAACCCTGAACACATGGGTGCTGGTAATAAACTCTTGCATGATACAGAGTATGAGCAAAAGTATACCAATTATCCATCAGAAATATTAGAGTTTGGTTTAGATAAGGATACAATCCATCCTACACAGAAACCAGTTGCATTAATGGAATATTTAATTAGAACTTATAGTAATGAGGGTGAAGTTGTATTAGATAATTGTATGGGCTCGGGTACAACTGGAGTTGCTTGTATCAATACAAACAGAAAATTTATTGGAATAGAAATGGATGATGAATATTTTCAATTAGCAACAAAAAGAATTGATGATATATTAAGTAATCCTTTTTTAATATATAATATGTAAAGTTATGTTACCAACCATGTTTTGCAAGTTTTCAAAGATGTCTTTAGAGGAGCGTCGTGAGAAGAAATTAAAGATGTATAATTTCTGGCAAGATACTCTTGAGGAAAGACTAGCTGGAGTGAAAGCGGCGAAGGCTAAATTAGAAGAACAGATGTCTAAAATTGAATGAACCTAGATGAACAGATACATACAGAACATCTTTTAATGGAAGAGAGGACCTGTAGGGTCTGTGGCAAGGAGAAAAGTCTTCTAGCTGATTTCCATAGGTGTGGTAAAGATGCTACCCTTCCTTCTTCATATTCTTATGAATGTAAGGACTGTAGTAGGAAGAGAGCTGTAGAGAATTACAGAAAGAAGAAGAAGTATGATCTGGTGAGAGAAAGGAATAGATTCTGTTGTATCTGTAAGGTTACTGAACCTGGTGGGAGATATAATAAATTTATTATGGATGGTGAAAATCTTCTTTGTTATAATTGTAATAAAATCATTACAATGGTCGGTGGGAATACCCATACTCTCCAAAGTATGGTACAATATCTAGATAGTAGTGGAGGTTAAATGAAAGAAACCGAAAGTTACGAGCAGCTGTTAGAACGTTTTACTAAAAGAACGTGTCAGCTTCAAGAAAGGTTGAGGGAAATTAGAGAAGAAATAGTACCAGGAATAATGGAAGAAGAAGGGAGATTGGATCTTCAATTAGCTAGGCTAGAAGGATCCATTCAAGCAATTGAATATCTAGCTTATGGAAAACTTCCTAATGATGGTAATCATGATGGGATGAAAGATCATAAACCTATAAGACACGGGACCTTAGACGCACTGGACTAATGCAAACACTCATTATCATCATGTCATTTTTGGATTTTATCTTCTATCCAACTATAGTAGCAACAATTATTGCTGTTATTATAGAACAGATAACTAGGAGATTAGCAACTTCCGATCCATTGTCTGCTGCTGATGCAGCCTGGATTAATAGGACGATGGGAATAAGAAAGTTTTTCTATAGACAGGCACTTATAGTTAATGTGCTTTGGTTTTTAGGTTATGCTATATTAATGTTTACTGTAGGAAGACAAGCACCTCAGGCTATGCCTGATATGATTTGGAAAGGTTGACTTACATATGATAGATGATATAATAGGAGAAGAGATTCTCCTATTTTTTATGCCAGCCAATGATGATGATTATGTGAATGATCTTTGGGAAGACATGGACAGATTGAATCAACTCTATGAACAACTACATTGGCATCATGAAGATGTGTTGGAGTTTTCTATTGAAGGAAATAGAATTGTGATTTCTAATAAGACATTGGAGGGTCTGTGATGATTTTGGAGAATATTCTCACTGAAGTAGGATTTGTTTTGTTGGGTGGAGTAGTAGCTGCTGTTCCCATTTATGTACTTGGACTTATTTTGAGGAGATCTGATTGATGTTATTGAATCTTATAATTATTGCTACAGTGATTTTCTTTCTGTGGTTTGTATTTTATTTTTTAGCCGATCCAAATAGATGAATAATCAGGAATTAATGCATGGAAAGGTAAAGACTTTATATGATACTGGTGATGCTGAAAAGGTACTCATCAAGTATGAGGATAAGGTCACTGCTTTTGATGGTAAGATGGTAGATTACCCTGATGGAAAGGGTAAGGTATGTTGTTTGATTTCAGCTCTTCTTTTTGAGAAGCTATCAGCAGCAGGTATTAGAACCCATTACCTGGATTTGCCATCACTTAATACAATGTTGTGTAGGAGACTTACAATTGTCCCGGTAGAAGTTATCTGTAGGAATATTGCTGCAGGTTCTTTGGTTAAAAATACAGATGGTTTAAAGGAGGGACAACTCCTTCAACCACCAATTGTTGAATTCTTTTTAAAGGACGATGCTAAAGGCGATCCTTTACTTACAGAAGATCGTGTGAGGTTGATGGGAGTTGACCCTGAACCACTTAAAGAACAAGCATTGATGGTCAATGGTCAATTACAAGTTCTGTTTACTCTACTCGGGTTTGATCTGGTAGATTTTAAATTGGAGTTTGGTTATGATGGTCATGGAGATCTGTATCTTGCAGACGAATTGAGTCCAGATAGTATGAGGTTGTGGAAGAAAGGAACACAAGAAAGATTTGATAAGGATCTGTTTAGAAAGGATGAAGGAGATATTGTTACGGCATACAAACACATACTTGAGAAGTTGAGACAGTTCGCCTAATATATACCTATGGTTTTTAAGAATCGAGATGACTTATTCAATTACGTTTCGTTCACCCGAAGGTGCGGAGGATACAGTAGATTGTGCTGAAGATCAATATCTTCTTGATGCGGCTGAAGAGGCTGGTTTAGATCTTCCCTTTTCATGTAAGGCTGGAGCTTGTTCTACATGTGCTGGTAAGATTATCGAAGGAAAAGCTAATCAGGAAGATCAATCTTTCTTAGATGAGGATCAACTAGAAGCTGGGTTTATTCTTACTTGTGTGGCTTATCCTGAATCCGATATGGTAATTGAAACAGACCAAGAAGAAAATCTTTATTGATGACTGAAGCTCATGCTAATGGATCTCTTTCCGTTGTAGTTCCTATGGAAGACATGACTGCTATTCTTACTCAGCTTTGGAAGTCACGTCATACTGAACCTCATATAGGTAAGTTATATGAGAAATATAAAGCATTGATACCTAAAGAATGAAACTCACACAAAAGATTATTGATGATCTAGAGAAAGCTCTAGATATGAGGAAGAAGAATGGTGAAGAGATCTGGAATGATGGAGATGAAATCTCTGTTAATGTTGCAGGAACGTTTGCTGCAGATAAGTTTATCACCTTAACAAATAATACTAAGAATCCTGTAGTCTCTTCACAACCACATCCTAATTTTGATTATGATAAAGGTGAGTGGAAAGAAGGCTATGGGAAACGTGACTAACATCAACCACTAAATAAATTTTTCATCTCCCCATGAATAAAAATTTTACTGTTTATTCCAAGGACGGCTGTCCTTATTGCTCTAAGATTGTTGAAGTATTACAATTAGCTAATCTTAGATACGTGGTGTATAAATTGGATGAAGACTTTGATAAACCCAGTTTTTATGGGCAGTTTGGTCAGGGGGCTACCTTTCCTCAGGTAGTAATAGATCATATAAATTTGGGTGGAAGTGTAGAAACGATTAAATACCTTCGAGAAAATAAGTTGGTCTAATGGATGATGAAGTTTATGATATGATTGAACATGCTATTGACTTAGCATTCTTTAAAGGAAATCTTCAACTTAAATTTTATGAATACTTAAAGTATCGTAAGACTAAGAAGAGTGAGATAGATGAATTTTTAGCCAGTTCTACCGCTCATGAACTCAGTAATCTTGTAGGGGATTTGGAGGAGTATATCAAAGGAGGTCATGATGGTGAGCATAAACAGTTGCGTGAGGGATATGGACACATTCCTAAACCTCAAGCAAGGAAAATAATGAAGTATTTAAATGGTATCCTAGAAGATGCAGTGAGGTATAGTCATGACAGAAGGCCAGGAAGGCGCAAAAAAGACTCTAAATAAAGACAAACCCGAAATTAATCGGGGTGTAGAATTATTATTGAGAAATAAAAGGAGGAAGAAGAAACCAAAGCCTAAAAAAACTTTTCAGGTAGAGTTTTCTTTCTTTAAGTGGGAGATTACTTTCTACTTGGATATCAAGAAAAAAGAATCTCTGGAGGAGGAATAGTATGGAAACGTTAGTAGTTACTCTAACACTCACCACAATAGTGGCATTCTTGGCTCTCTTAGTTGGAGGAATGATAGGATGGATGGCAAGACAACATTCTTATGAGACTCAACCAGCAACTTATTGGGCACATCCCGAAATGTTTGACAAGAATGGACAACTTATTCCTGATGAAATACATGCAGTAAGGTTTGAAAATCCAGAAACTTTACAAGATGATGAAGATGAAGATTGACTTGTCATCTCAAATGTTCTATACTTAATTTAAAATTATATTACTATGGCCACATCTACTAGAAAGAAAGTGCAACCCAAGGTTCCAGAAAAACTACCACCTAATCCATTTATCCATGAGATTTTGGAATTGGCGAGTAAACAGAAGTCTTTAGCTAATAAGGTAAAGATTCTACAGGAATATGCATGTGATCCATTGAAGGCAGTTTTGATTTGGAATTATGATGAGAGCCTTATTTCATTACTTCCTGAAGGTGAAGTCCCTTATGAGAAGAATGATGTTCCTGTAGGTACTGATCACACTTCTTTACGTAGAGAATGGAAGAATCTTTATCATTTTGTACAGGGAGGTAATCCAACTCTTTCTAAGACTCGTAGAGAGTCTATGTTTATCCAAATGCTAGAAGGTCTTCATCCTGATGAAGCAGAGGTCCTGGTACTGATGAAAGATAAACTATTGTATAACAAGTACAAAGTGAGTAAGACAGTGGTTGAGAGGGCATTTCCTGATATTATTTGGGGTGAAAGATCATAATGTCTGATGAACTTAGGGATAAGTTAAATGAGATCATAGGTGATGAAGAATTTCCTGAAGTTAAGGAAGTAGATACCAAGGGCTTTGGTGGATTTACTCCTAAAGGTGAGGATAAACAAGTCAATCTTAAAATTAAAAATGCTGAGATTGATAAACTTATCAAACAGTATAAGAAGATAAACAAGTATCGTAAGTCTAACCTTTATCAAGTGGCCAGGATGGAAGGGAAGGATACTTATGTGGAGAGATTGATTGATGATTATGGTATTGATTCTGAAGCTATAGAATAATATGGAACCTGAAATAAGTAAGATTGATACCCAGGGTCTTAGTGGTCCTTCTCTAGATCCTAAGAAAGCTGCCAAGGAGTGGAAGTGGAAGGATGGTTATCCACCGATGATGGTGAAACCTAGAAGACTTTTGGAGGATAATTTTGTTAAAGAGATGAAGATATTGATTAACGAAGTATTAGATGAGAGGGAAGGTAAGATGGATTATCAATCCTATTTTGATCTTACAGGAAGGGAGTACCCAGTGAAATGATTTTTGGAAAGATCTTTGGAAAGAAAAAAGACATGTTAAGTACTAAGTATAGATTAGAACTTACAGATATCTGTTGTAGGATCATGTCGCAAGGTCCAGTTACCTTAGATGAAAGGATTTGGATGAATAAGTTGTGTGATCATAATTTACATGCAAAGGAATTGGCTGGTGCTTTATTGTGTCCGGATTTTGTAGAGGATCGTTTATAGGAGTGTTAATTTTGTTTAAAATGGTATCACATTATACATTTCTACTTGACTATATACTATAGGGTATGTTATGATACCCTCACGTTCATCTCTACTAAGGAGACGCAAGTAAGCCGACTCGGAACGGATCGTTCATCCCATGATTCCTTTTCTATTAGCAACTACTATAACTTGTGAGGAAGCAAAAGGCTTGATTGATAATATCAATGTTGCCACAACTTCTTTCAAACAAGAGTTAGTTGAAGTCATTAAAATGAGTACTACTGAGGAGGGTTGTTGGGACGCAAAAGCCGACTAAAGGAACGGGCCTTAAAATCCAACTACTTTAGGAGTAAAACCATGAAAGTCACCTACCGTGGTGTCGAGTATGACACCGATACAAAGAAGACCTGTCAAAAGGTCACCTCTGATTTAATTTACAGAGGTATCAAGCACACAGAACAAAAAGTTGTATGTGCCAGGTGAGAACAATCTTACTTGATTTTAGAAACCAGGGTTTACACCCTGGTTTTTTTATGCTATAATTCATAAATAAAAATAAAGCCATGGATACAGTCACCAAAAAGGAGAGACTAAAACTCATTGTTAATAATCTCAAGTCTTTAGTAGACGCATTAGAATCTGAAGTTTATTCAGATCCAGACTCGTACAAGAATTCCATCGCCTTTTCTTCGCCAGTGGCAGATTACGACGAGATGTACGACGATGACGACGGATACGCCGATTAGAGCACAAACTTTGTCTTTATTACTGAAAACATTTGGAAACACTCATACTAACCAATCCATTTACGAATGTGCTGATGATTGGTCTAGTAGGCAAGTGACGACTTCAGGCTTGATTTCTTATTTCAAAGCCTATTACGGTCAGTATGAAAACCAAACAAGCAATTAAGTATATTATTAGACATCCTGATCAATTTACCGAAGGAGAACAATCTTACGCTAAATTGATGAAGAAACAAAGAAAACTTCGTAAACAGTTGAAGAAAAAGGTTGAGAATGAACAACAAGATCAAACTGATATCAGTAACTCCTGAAGCTGAAAAACACATGGCCTATGTGGCTCGTGTGAGCAACCCGCAGAACCAGGAGAATGAAAAGTTTGCAGGACTTTTAAGGTATTGTATTCAGCACGGACACTGGAGTGTTTTTGAACAGTCCTTTATGACCGTAGAGATCAATACTACAAGGGGTCTGGCTGCACAGATCCTAAGGCATAGATCATTTACTTATCAAGAGTTCTCACAGAGGTATCAGGATGTCTCTCACATTAGGGAGGATATTCCTTTACCTGAATTACGTCGCCAAGATGTGAAGAACAGGCAGAATAGTATTGATGATATAGATCCAGAGATTATTGAGAAGTTTAATAACAAGATGAGAAGACATTTTGATGCATCCATAGATCTTTATAAGGAGATGCTTCATGATGGTATTGCTAAAGAGTGTGCTAGATTTGTTCTTCCCTTAGCCACTCCTACTAGACTATACATGACTGGATCAGTTAGGTCATGGATTCATTATATCAATCTCAGGTCAGCTCATGGTACTCAGAAGGAACATATAGATCTAGTAGAAGATGTAAGACAGATCTTCAATGATCAGTTCCCTGTAGTGGCAGAGGCATTGGGATGGATGTAAAAATTATTGATAATTTTCTGCCAGAAGAGGAGTTTAAGGGACTGCAGAATTCCCTAATTAATAATGACCAATTTCCTTTGTACATTCAAAATTCAGTTGCTTACGACAGTAATATTGAAGAATGGAATAAAAACTATTGGAATTGGTATGCTACTCACATAGTGTATGCTAATGATCAAATTGTCAGTGAAGAGGCGTTTCCACCTATTCAAAATCTCTTTGTTCCCCGCATAAAGGAAGTTCATCCTTTACGTTCTTTAATGAGGATAAAGATAAACTTTTATCCTTATACAGATACAGTGAAAGAGCATCAACCTCATTTTGATTATGATTTTGATCATTATGGTGCTATCTTTTCTTTGAATACCTGTGATGGCTTTACACGTTTAAAAGATGGTAGTAAAATTGACAGTGTAGAAAATAGATTTTTTATATTTGATTCTTCTCAACTTCATAATTCTTCTACTACTTCTAATGCTCAAGCACGATATAATATAAATTTTAATTTCCTTTAATAAATAATCGTAAACATTATTATAAGCATATGCCAACATACCCTGTTATTCATTTAAAAACCGGACAGAAGAAGGAACTTTCTATGTCCATGTTGAAATATGATGAGTGGAGAAAAGATAATCCGGAGTGGGATAAAGATTGGTCAGCAGGATGTGCTGGAGTGGGAGAAGTTGGAGACTGGCAAAACAAACTAATTTCTCGTAATCCTGGATGGAACGATGTTCTTAGGAAAGCGGCTAAAGCTCCTGGTTCTAAAGTAAGACCGATCACTTAGTAATATGGCAAGGAAAAAAGCAGCTGGTATCGGAAGTACTAATCCCGTCCCTCAAGGGATGAGCAGTAGAGTCATGAAAAGGAAAAAACCTATTAATTTAGATTACATTAAGGATATTCAACCCTTAACTGATAGTCAAAATAGCTTCTTTGAATCTTATAAAGAGAATAAAAATGTTGTTGCTTATGGTGTAGCAGGAACAGGTAAGACTTTTATAGCCCTTTACAACGCTATTCAGGATGTCTTGGATCCAAAGAGTCCCTTCGAAAAAATATGTATTGTTAGGTCTCTTGTTAGTACTCGTGAAATTGGGTTCCTTCCTGGTGATCATGAAGATAAGTCCTG